CCTCTTAACTATGTTGGAACTGCAAACTCTGGATTGAATGCAACGGTTGATATTGTTGTTGGTAATGGTTCAAGTGTAATTGACTTCTCAATTAACAACAAAGGTGTTGGATACAAACCAGGAGAAATCCTGACCATCCCTGTTGGTGGTTTGACTGGAATTCCTACTTCTGGCACATTTAATCAGTTTGAATTAGATGTCCAGAAAGTATTCTCTGATGAGTTTACCGGATGGAGTGTAGGTGTTCTGCAAGCACTTGATGACCCATCTGCTCTGTTTGATGGTGTTACCAAGGCATTCAATATCACTCTCGCAGGAAATCAAATTTCCATCAGAGCACCAAGAGGATCTAAGGTTGATGTTGAACAGGTCCTTATCGTAACTGTTAACGATATTCTCCAGGAACCTGGACAAGGTTATCAGTTCCCAGGTGGTAGTGTTATTACCTTCGCAGAGCCTCCCAAGGTTGGTGATACTTGTAAGATTCTGTTCTTTAAAGGAACGGGTGATGATACTGACGTTATTCTTAGAGAGGTTATTGAGACAGTTAAGAAAGGTGATGAACTAACTCTTGGATACGACCCTGCTCGTGGACAGGACAAGTTCTTACAAGAAGATGCAAGAACTGTCACTAACGTCAACTCGACTGACCAAGTTCAAACATTCCCATACTTTGGACCAGGTAACACTGCTGATGAATCACTGTTTAGACCTGTCGTATGGTGTAGACAGACTGAGGACAAGATTATTGATGAGAAGCGTGTAGGAAAAGATAGAGAGTTGTATGAACCTCTAATCCATCCTTTTGCACACATCACTAAGTCTGTTGGTATTGGATCTACTCATGTTTACGTTGATAGAGTAAGACCTCTGTTTAACGGACAAAATGAAAACGATACAAGTCTCACTTTCCAGGAGAAAGTTAAGTTTGTATCACAGGTTACTAAAGTTGGAGCATCTGCAACTGCCGTGGTAAGTGCAGCTGGAACAATCTCCTCTCTGGTTATATCTGATGGTGGTGTAGGATATTCAACTGCTACTGTAAGTATCGGTGGAACTGCACAGCAGGATGTAACGTTAGGACTTACAACTGCTACTGCAAGAGTAACGATTAGCGCAGGCGGAACTATTTCTGCTTTGACCCTAACTAATGTTGGAACTGGATATACTACAGATAAACCACCTGTAGTATTGATTTCTCCCCCAACTGATGATGAAGAAGAAAACTTGATTACAAATTACCTTGGTGATTCTGGAGTCATCGTTGGATTTGGAACTACAACGGTTAGTGGAGTTACCACTCAGTTTATCTTTGATCTTCATATTCCATATGAGTCTAAACTGAGAGAAACGACAATTGTCGGAACTGCTGTAACTCTGAGTTCTTTAGGTGTAAATGATTACTTTATTGTTTCCAACTCTAACGTTGGATCTGCAACTACATCTATTACATCAATTGATTTCCAGGATAGTTCTACTGCTGGTGTTGGTAAGTCCTTTATCGACAACGTATATGTTGTTCAAAGCGTTCAGAATGTTGAACGGAACATCATTGGAATTGGAACTTCTGTATTCAGAAGAGTATTTGTAAATATTGATGATACTTTCGCGTTCGGAACTGCTGGAACAATCTCCACAACCACTGTTGCAGGTTATGGAGAGTATAGTTGGGGTAAGATGGTCATGGCGTCAAGAGCGGCAAGCAACTCTTACTCTGCTTATACATCTGGTGGAATTATTGGAATTAACACAGGAATGAGGGTCGAAAGATCTCAACAATTGAAGTCCAAGAATTACATCGTATCCAATACATAATAAATAAAAAAAACTTCCATTAAGTTGGCACAAAATGGCTGCAATTATAACTGATCAAATTAGAATTTTGAATGCGAAGAATTTTGTCTCTGGAATCACATCCAGTTCAAATTCTTACTATTCTTTTATTGGTCTACCAAACCCCGCTGATTATCAGGATGATTGGGATTCCAATCCACCTGCTCCCAAGGATAACTTCTCTCAGGAGAATGATTATTGGGACACCATGGTTGCATTGAAAAAAATCAATGCAGGTGATGTAAGACAAGTCATACCTAAGAGGACTTGGACCTCTGGTACAACGTATGATATGTACCGACATGATTATAGTGTCACCAACACTGCAGCCGTTTCTGGTGCCACTAACTTATATTCTGCATTTTACTATGTAATGAATAGTGATTTCAGAATATATGCCTGCCTACAAAATGGAACTGATCCGAATAATCCAAACGGTAAACCATCTCTTGATGAACCCACGTTTACTGACTTAGAACCAAGATCTGCTGGTTCAAGTGGTGATGGTTATCTCTGGAAGTATCTTTATACTATCAAACCAAACGAAGTTGTAAAGTTTGAATCTACAGACTTTATGCCTGTTCCTGCAGATTGGTCAACTTCTACTGATAATGCTGCGGTAAGAGACAACGCAGTTGATGGATCTATTAAAGTTGTTACTGTAACCAACTCTGGTGTTGGTCTTGGAACTGCTAACCAGACATACACAAGAGTTCCTATTCAGGGTGATGGCACTGGTGCAGAATGCACCCTGACGGTTGGTGCAGACTCTAAGGTTAGTGGAGTAACTGTTTCCAATCAAGGATCTGGATATTCTTATGGAAGTTTGAATCTTGAAGCAGGTGGTGTTCCAACTGGTACTACCATTCCAACATTTGATGTGATTATGTCACCTCAGGGTGGTCATGGTGCAGACATCTATAGAGAACTTGGTGCATATAACGTTCTTCTTTATTCAAGAATTGAGAACGATAACGAAAACCCAGATTTTATTACTGGAAACCAAATTGCAAGAGTTGGTGTAGTTGAGAATCCAGAAGTTTCTACAGGAAATGTTCTAACCTCAGATAAGGCAAGTGCTCTTAATGCATTAAAGTTAACTGGAACTGGATATAGTTCTGCTGCTTTTACTGCTGATTCATATTTCACTCAAACTGTTGCAACTGGATCTACTGCAGTAGGTAGAGTTGTTAATTATGATGCAACAACAGGAGTTTTAAAGTATTGGCAAGACAGGTCTCTTGCTGGTTTTACAACTGCTGGAATTGGAATTACAAACCCAACTTATGGATTTGATTTGAAAGCATTCACTGCTTCTCCAGATGCTGGAGGAAGTGTGACAATTGTTCCTTCAAGTGGATCCAATCTTGCCATTGACACTTCATTCACAGGTATAACTACCGTAATAAATAATAGGACATATTATCTTGGTCAGTCATTTACCAGTGGGGTTGCAGGTCCTGAAGTTAAAAAACATGCAGGAAATATTATCTACGTTGATAACAGACCAGCAATTACCAGATCATCTAACCAAAAAGAAGATATTAAAATCATTTTGCAGTTCTAAAGAATTATGTCTCAGCAAACAAATCTCAATGTAGCCCCATATTTTGACGACTTTGATCCTGCTAACGACTTTCATAGAGTTTTATTCAAACCTGGATATCCCGTACAAGCAAGAGAGTTAACCACTTTACAGTCTATTCTTCAGAATCAGATTGAAAAGTTTGGTCAGCACTTTTTCAAAGAAGGTGCAAAGGTAATTCCTGGTAACACTGGATATACTCAACTATATTACGGTATTCAACTGCAAAATACCTATCTTGGAGTTCCTGTTGCTGCATATGCTGAGCAGTTGGTTGGAACGAAAATTACTGGCGAGACATCTGGAGTAAGTGCTGTTGTAGATAAGGTTCTTCTTCCAGAAGATTCCGAAAGAGGAAATTTAACTCTCTATATCAACTATCTGAATTCAAGCACAACTAATAATTCAACTCAGGTTTTTTCTGATGGAGAAAACTTAACCTGTAATGAAATTATTGCATCTGGTCTTCTTGGCAATTCTACTATTGCTGCCGGATCTCCATTTGCAACTACGATCGGAAATGAAGCAGCAGTAACAGGTTCTGCATTCCAGATTCAGGAAGGTGTATATTTCATTCGTGGAACTTTTGTAAATGTAAATACTGAAACATTAATTCTTGATCAATATGGAGACACCCCCAACTATAGAGTTGGTCTCTTTGTTC